CTATTAACGCTGCTCCTGCCTTTCCTATCACACTAATCGCAACGGCTACTTTATACTACCAACAAAACAAACTCACATAATGGACACTATCAAAAACTCAATGCGCTATTTGCAGCTAGGTATTAAGACACAACCACGACACGACCACTCATTACGCAAGTGGCAGCGTGTTATGTGGTTTATAACCCTGTATGCATGGCGCACGTTCTTATTCTTTTTACTCATTTACTTAATCGCTAATCTTATTTACTAATGGCTGAACCTATTGTACGGAAGTTTGTAATTGACACCACCGAAAGTGAACAAAACCTTAAAGAGTTAAATGTTCAAATCAATGCGACATCAACCGCCATCAATAGTGGTGCGCAGTCGTTTGAGAATGTAGCAGCTGCAGAAGATGAAGTAGTAACATCTACCAAATCACTAAAGGCGCAGCTACGTGAATTACAAGCGCAGTTAGCCAACACCGAACCCGATTCTGCAAAGTATCGCGAACTTGCAGCGGCAGCGGGTGATTTAAAAGACAAGATAGGCGATGCAGCCGAAGCAGTAGGTACACAGGCGGGTGGTGCCTTCGAGCGTGTGAGTGGATCACTAGGATTAGTCACGTCACGTATCACTAGTCTTGACTTCACAGGTGCTGCAGAAGGTGCGAAGTTATTAGCGTCAAACATCACTTCTATAAAGCCGGGTGATATTGTAAAAGGTATTCAAGGTATAGGTACTGCCTTTGCATCCGTTGGTAAGGCATTACTCACTAATCCTATATTCTTAATAGGTGCAGCCATTGCCGCTGCGATTGTGTATGCAGATGAACTATTGACATTGGTTGATGGTGTGACAGATGCCGAACTAGAACAATTAGATATTCAAAAGCAACGCGCTGCACAGTCGAAGCAACAACTGGATGCGATTAGTGACCAAGAAAACATACTGCGATTACAAGGCAAGACAGAGCGTGAGATATTGCAGATTAAAATAGCGCAGGCTAATCAAGCAATACTTGACCAAAAAGCGGTAATACAAACCTTAGAGATACAAAGGCAGCAACAGATAGACGCTGCCGAAAGAAATCGTAAAATCACTAGTGGTATTATTCAGTTCTTGACATTGCCTTTGCAAATCTTGTTAGGTTCGGTTGATACTATTCTTCTTGGATTAAATAAAGTTGGTGTCATTAGCGATGAAACATTTGCTAAGGTTGGCAACCAGCGTGACAGATTAAATCAAAGCTTAAGCACACTAGTATTTGACCCTGCAGAAGTAGCTAAAGAAGGTGATGCTGCTGTAGCTGAACAGAAGAAGATACTACAGCAATTAGAAAACCAACAGGCAGGGTTTCAATTATCCGTTAATCAGATAGATCAAAAAGGAATTGATGATAGAAAGGCCGCACAGGATAAAGCGGATGCTGATGCACAAGCAAAAAAAGATAAGAAAGCAGCGGATGCAAAAGCAAAACGTGACAAGGATTCAGAAGATGCTAAGGCCGCAGCAGAAAAAGAAGCAGCAGACAAGTTAAAAGCAGAAGAAGAACTGTTTGATGAGCTGCTAAAATCATTTGAAGAATCCGAAAAGAAAAGAACTGAAATAGCTGCAGCGGAAGCGGCAAAGAGAAAGAAAGCAGAAGAAGATTATAACACGGCTATAACTGCACTACGTGCCGAACAAGATGCTGCTAATCTCACTCAAGACCAAGCAGAAATACTTGCAATCGACAATAAGTATTTAGACCTACGAGAGAAAGCAATAGCCGCAGGTGAAAGCACAGTTGAAGTAGATGCCGCATACAAGGCCGCGCTCGATAAGCAAGAACAAGATAGTGCAGCAAAAAGGATAGCAACCGAGGAAGCCGTGCAAGATGCTAAGTTAGGTTTGGCTAGTGAAGCATTAGGTTCTATCAATGCGCTCGTTGGTGCATTTGCTAAGAAAGACGAAGCGAGTGCAAGACGTGCATTTAAAGCACAGAAGGCTATAAGCATAGCACAGGCTACAGTTGACACATACAAAGGTGCGAACGCAATCTTTGCAAGTGCAGCGGCTAACCCTGCAACCGTGCTATTCCCTGCACAACCATTCATTGCTGCAGGTTCTGCAATCGCAGCGGGTATCGCTAACGTTGCCACAATCGCAAAGCAAGAGTTCCAAGGTGGTACGCCCCCGGCTAGTAATGAAACACCACCACCTTCGCTTAGTGATGGCGGCGGCGGCGGCTCACAGCCTGCAGCATTCAATCCATTTGCATCTTCATTCTTACAAGATAGACCAGAGCAACTAACGCCCCGTGCATATGTCTTAGCGGGTGATGTGGCAAGTCAACAAGAAGTGCGGATAAAGGTTGAAGACTTATCGCGAATAGGATAAAAAGAAAGCCGCCCACGTTTGGACGGCTTCTGAAACTAAACCTATTGAAAACAATGCTATGATGAAAACGTGTCAAATATAAATAACTTTGAAAAATGGAAAAAAGAAAAGTAGTAAAATGCGTAATTGATGAAGAAGGTCGTCTTGGAATTACGGCGATGGGTTTAGTCGATGCGCCCGCGATAGAAGAAAACTGGATTGCACTTTCTAAGGTGCAGCTTAGTGCGGTCAATGATGAACGTAAAATGTTATACGGTCCCGCGCTTATACCGGATAAAGAGATATTACGCTATGATGATAAGGGCGAACCTTACTATGTGTACTTTGAAAAGGCTACGGTGCAGGCTATAGCGCATCAATTCTTTAAAAAGAATTTGCAGCATACCACCAACCTACAACACGAGATTCCCGTAACAGGTGTGACAGTAGTTGAGTCATGGTTGAAAGAGGGTAAGAATGATAAGAGCATCGAACTAGGTTTGCCTGATTTGCCCGATGGCACATGGTTTATTGGCACGCACGTAGACGAAGACCACGTGTGGAGTGACGTGAAAGAAGGCAAGATAAAAGGCTATAGCATTGAAGGCTTCTTCAATGAAGTGGGCGTAGCCATGAGCGGTGTCAAAAACTACGAAGCAGAATTGGTGATGGAGCTTGATGAACTACTAAGCAAAGCAACCAATAAATAACACATATGATAAATGTAGAAAAGGCACTTGATGTGCTAGGATTACCACCCGAATTTGAAGCCTATAACGGGCAGATAAACACGCGCATCACTAATGGCTTTGTTGTGTACGAGAACAATGATTTTAGCAGCGGCAAAAACGTTATAACGTACACAGTTGAAAAGACCACCAACACACAACTGTTTGGATTGTATCCGCTCAACTATGCGAGCATGGCACTATACAACATGAGCTTTCAACTTGGAGGCATGACACCTAAAGGCTACCAGTTGCATTGTCCTAGCAAGTGGATAAAGCATGAGCCGCCAAGTGGTGTAGCCGGGCAAACTGTTTACTACGTAGAAAGCAATATGTTTTTCAATGTAGATCGCATAGACCTCACATATGAGCCATATGAAACCGTGGTCAATGGTATAGCTGAAGACATGATAGACCCACTTATGCGGGTGCAGTATAAGTCACGCTTACTAGGTAAGGATGCAACAGGCAAAACAATTATAAAGTGGACAAGTCGTGGTGCGATTACGCCAAAGCGCAGACTGCGCAAAGCAGAATTCTTGAAGCTTGCTAACATGACAGAAGACGAAATGATTTGGAACTGTCGCTGGGTATTCCCTATCGTGCCTGTTAAGGGTGAAACACACATTACATCGATTGCCATGGACATCGAAAAGTTGAATGATACGCAAGTTAAAAGCACGGTGTACATCAACGGCATTGATGCAAACACTTTCAATTATAAAGCGCTTATCAATTCATTCGGTCAAACGTACGGAGGCTATAAGCAGATGTATCGATTGTACAATGGTGAACGTAGCACACCCACAACCATGAACGTGTACGGTAGCACCATTGACATCGGACAGAATCCAACTGAAGACAGCACGCTAAACTTACAGGCAGGTGGTGAAAACACGTACAACATCATTAACCGCACACTTACATTCAATCCGTCCTTAACTGAAGAGGCAAAGCTACTTGCATACATGGAGTTCTTACCTGCCAATGGCAAGAATGAAAGCACGGGAAAATGGTTGAGTTTAGAAACGGGAATGGAATCATTTTATTGATATATTAGCACCGGTTAGTGTAACCGAAAGTAATTAGGTATTTAAGATTAAAAAGAAAGGCCCAAACGAGGGCCTTCTTTTTTTGACACAGTTTACCACTTTACAGTATACACGCTCTTACATATTCAGCTAGGTTCATCTTGTGAGCCTTCGCCGCCTTCTGCACAGTCTTAAGTTGTTTGTCATTTAGCCTAACACTAATCTTAGTGTTCATGGGCAATGGAAGTTTGGTAGTCATAATGTATGTAATTTTTTACAGTCGCTAAGGTAATCAATTTGGCGCGTGCAACAAAACGCGGTTTTGTCTACTATACCAAAATTACCAAAAATGTCAGATATCAAAAATCAAATCAAAGCAGTCTTCACAAAGTACGGCATTGAACCATCTGCACTAGGTATCAAGTTTGAAGAAGAAACAACTGAAGCAGCTACCGAAGTAAAGTTTGCCGTAGAAGGCACGCTTGCTGATGGTACAAAAATCTACTCAACAGCTGATGAGTGGGTAGTAGGTGTTGACATCTTCACACTAGATGCCGATGGCAACCCAGTCCCAGTACCTGCAGGAGAATACATCCTAGAAGACGGTGTTACCAAAGTCTACGTAGGCGAAGACGGAATGGTAGCAGAAATCGAACGCGAAGAACAATCTACTGAAATGAGCAGCGAAGACCTCGTTGCCGTAATAGGTCAATTGTCTGAACGCATTGCTGCACTAGAAGTTGAAAAAACTGAACTAGCTGCTGCAGTAGAAAACGCTAAGAAGGATGCCGAAGCCGTGAAAGCTGAACTCGCTTCAGTTAAGAAAGCTCCTGCCGTGCCTTCTGTAAAGTCACAAGAATTTAAAAAGAATGTAGCACCTGTGGTTGCATCGAATGGTAACTCATTCAGCGATTTCATGGAAGGTCTACGTGCCAAACAAAGTAAATAATTCACCTCATAATTTTATTTAAAAATGCCAACAACAACTTCACTCACCACCACCTATGCAGGTGAATTAGCTGGTGAAATCGTAGCAAAGGCACTATTGTCAAACGTATCAACTCAGTACGTTACAATGAAGCCTAACGTACCTTACAAATCAGTAGTACGTAAAATTGATGACACTGTAACATTCGCTGCAGGAACTTGTGATTTCACTCCAACTGGAACAATCACTTTGACTGAGCGCATCTTGACCTTGGAAGAATTCCAAGTGCAACGCCAAATCTGTAAGAAGGACTTCTTCATTGACTGGACAACTGCAGATGTAATGAGCGGCCGTGTAAACACCCAAATCCAAGACGCTATTATTGGCCGTTTGGTAGGTGGTATCGCTGCAGCTAACGAGACTATCATGTGGTCAGGTGTTAATGCAACAGCCGGTCAATACGATGGTTTCGAAACTTTGATTAAGGCAGGCGGTTCAGGTGCTGTATCTGCAGGTTCAGGTGCATTGTCTGACACTAACATCATCGCAACTATTTGGGATGTAATCAACACAGCTCCTGCAGCCGTTAAGGGTGCTGCTGAAAAGCCAGCTATCTACATGGGACAGGCTGCATGGGAATCATACATGCAAGCTCAAATCGCTGCAGGTAATGGTTGGTACTTGACAGGTGGCCCTGAGGTTAGCCGTCGTTTCGTAGGCATGTATGAAATCTATGTATGTCCGGGTATGACTGCAAACAATATCATCTTCGCTCAACCTAGCAACTTGATGCTTGGAACATGGCAGGAAAACCAAATGAACGAAGTGTTCATCTTGGATATGCAGAACTTGGATGGATCACAGAACGTACGTTACGGTGCACGCTTCTACTTGGGCGCACAGATTGCAGTTGGTGAAGACATCACCTACTGGGGCGCATAATTAAAATAACAAAGGGGGTATAATAGCCCCCTTTAAACTCTTTAAAATATACATAGCTATGGCTTGTGAATTAACTACAGGTTTTACACTCGGATGCCTTGAAGGTATCGGAGGTGTTAAAGAAGTCTTGATTGCTAACTACGAAGACTTTGAAAGCGGTATCACTTATGGTGGTACTAATGGCGAAGTAGACGGATTGCCTACGGCTACTATTTATCGCTACGTTCCATTCCGCAATAGCGGTTCTTACATTGAGACAGTAAACAAGAACTTGGAAACAGGTACACTTTACTTCTCGCAAGAAGTTGGATGGACTTTCGGTAAGCTCAACCAAGATATGCGTAACGAATTCTTGAATGTAGCAAAGGCTAAAATGATTGTATTTGTACGTACCAATGATGACCAAATCTTGTTGGTAGGTGCGGGCGAAGGCTCACAGCTTACTGCTGGTACTGTACAATCAGGTGCACAGAAGGCGGATTTGATGGGTTACCAAGTTACAACAGTTGCTGAAGAACTTTCACCAGCTGTACACCTTGAGCCGTTCACCTCTGTACCATTTGACAACTTCGCAGGTATTACTGTAAGCCCTGCTTACTAAGACTTTGTCTTGTTGTTTTTGTATTCATTGTGTGTAAAGGGGGCGGTGCTTGTGCTGCCCCTTTTTAAATAAATAAGCATGATATATCTAACTACCAACACAGCGAATCAAACCGTCTACCTTTCATTAGATGAGGCACGCCAGTACTACGCTACTGCGTTCACTCACTATCTTATCATAATCACACACGAAGAAAATAGCACAACGGGCGAAGAACTTGCGCAGGTTGCAACTATAGTGTTGGAAAATGTGCGCATTACGCAGCTCACAGTAACGACCGTAGGTCTTACCTTAGCGGGGCGTTATCGCTATGTGGTATATGGACAAAATAGTTCTAGCAATATTAACCCTACGAATGTTAGTGTTGTGGGTGTTGTACAACGTGGCTACGTTGTGTTGACAGATAACGAGCAGTTCTATGATGTACCTAGCGAAGTAATATCTAATGACATTATCTATGGAGCATAAAGAATCGAATATAGTTAGCTTGAAGCTTAGTGAATATGTAGCTAAGTCCGATGCTGAAAAAGTAGACCGCAAAGGTTGGGTTAACTACGGTGACCAAAACGACTTCCCACAATACCTGCGCGACCTTGCGCATGAATCACCCGTACACGGTAGCCTTGTTGTTGCCATTGGTGATATGATAGCTGGTAAGGGTATCAAGTCAGAACAATACCAACAAGAATTAGACGCACTCGATGTAAACACTTTGACGTATGCAGCCGCACACGACTTGAAGTTGTTTGGTGGTTTCTTTATCGAAGTCATTTGGTCTAATGATCGCACAGTTATTAGCAAGCTAAACCCGATACCATTTGAAGAATGCCGTATTGCAGTTAACCAAGATGATGATAGCGAGATAGGTATATTTCACAGCTACGACTGGAGCAACACACGTAAGAAAAAAAACACGCCCGAATTCATACCAAAGTATAACTACCTTACACGTAATGAAGAGCCGCGCCAAATCTATTGGTGCTTTACCTACACAGGCAGCGATGTCTATCCACGTCCTGATTATTGGAGTGCGATTAATTACATTGAACTAGACAAACAAATTTCGATATTCCATATCAATCAAATCTCAAACGGTTTATTTCCTTCAACCATTATTAACTTCTACAACGGGCAAGCAACGCCCGAACAGAAGCAGCAGATGATGATGGACTGGGAAAACAAGATGAGTGGTGCGCGTAATGCAGGTAAGGTGGTAATGTTCTTTAACGAGCGCGACCAACCAAAGACTGAAATCACACCATTCCCAGTTAATGATGCGGATAAGCAGTATCAATTAATGGATACTACCGCAACACAAAAGATAATAACCGCACATCGTGTTACTACGCCACTTCTTTTCGGTATACGCGAAACATCAGGCTTTGGTAGTAACAAAGATGAAATGACAACGGGACTTGAGATATTTAATAAGCAAGTCATTGAGCCATATCAAACACTAATCGATAAGAGCATCACGGAGTTATTAAGTAATCAAATGCCGGGTGTTTCTTTTGAGATTGTACCAAACACACCACTTGTAGCAGAACAGGCATCTGTCGTAACCGATGCAAGCGCAACAGGCACTACTGCAGATGTCGCTGCTACAGCTTTGAATGGTGCGCAGATTACATCACTCGTTGACATCGTAATGCAAAGTGCTGCAGGTGCAGTTCCTGTGACAAGTGCGAAGGCTATTGTGCAGGCTGCATTCCCAACATTGCCAGCGGCTACGGTTGATGCAATCTTTGCGGATGTATTGCCCGGTAGTTTGCAACCTCAAGAGGTCATCATGAGTGACGAAAAAAAAAAAGATGAAACCATAGGTGATGCGCTTATAGCATTAGGCGAAGAACAAAGCGAAGACTGGATATTGATAGATTCATTTAACGCAGATGAAGAAATTGAACACGAGTTTGCAGTTCGCACAGGTGCTGCTAGGCCCGCCGCTAAGAGCGAGCAGGATGCTATTATCGATGGTAAATACTTTATTACTCGTTACGTTTATGCAGGTAGCTTTAGCCATGATAATATGCGCCCATTCTGTAAGAAGATGATGGAAGCGGGCAAGCTATACCGCAAAGAAGACATCGTGTCAATGGAGAATGTTGCGGTTAATCCCGGATGGGGGCCTGAAGGAGCGGACACATACGACATTTGGTTTTACAAAGGCGGTGGTAACTGCAGGCACTTTTGGGAAAAACGAGTTTACGTAGATGCAAAAGGCGCGAAGATTAATCCTAATGACCCAGATGCAAAGCGTATCGCTGTGAGCATGGCTGAACGTATGGGCTACAAGGTGCGTAATAACGCATTAGTAGCAAAGCTTCCTGAAGATATGCCATACAATGGCTTCCTACCTACTAACCCTATTTACGGTAATCAATAATTACAACTATGCCTGAAGTACTATTAATATCCGAAAACTTTGTAAAGAAGTACACCACCGTAAATGGTAGTGTTGACCCGAACCTTATCTATCCTGCCGTATATCTTGCGCAGGATAAGTGGTTGCTTCCATTTTTGGGAACTGATTTGCTTAACAAGATTAAAGCAGATGTGGCCGCAGGTACAATAAGCGGTAATTATGAACTACTACTAGAGGACTACATCCAAAAGATGCTTCTTTGGTGGGTAATGGTGGAGCTTATGCCTAACCTTAGCTACCGTATGGACAATGGCACGTTAGTACAACGTCAAAGTGAGGACACTGTAGCGGTAAGTGATTTAGTCATGAAGGATATGATTGACCGTGCAAGGCAAAACGCAGAACACTACACCACTTTACTAGTTGATTACTTGTGTGCTAACAACGCTTTGTTCCCGGAATACAGCACAGCAACATGGCCTGATAGATCACCAAGGACGGATGTGACAAATACGCTCAACTATCAATTTAGTACGGGCAACACGGCCACAAGTTTCCGTCCTACTTACAGTCGCAATATCATTAACCGTATACCATGAGTGATAAGAAGACACTAAAACAAGAATACACCGAAAGATTAAGACGTTATGAACGCGAGCTTTCACTTAAACTACGTGCAAATGGCAACAAAGAAGCAGATAAAAGCAAGTCAAAATAACGAGGCTATCAAGAAGCTACGTTATAAACTAGAGTTATTTGATGGCTTTTGGTCTATACCGATTGCCTTCTTGATTTTTAGTGTGAGCGGTACGCTATCATACCAATATTTTGGTGATGCTTTGATAAGCACGGAGTACATCCAGTATGTAATCCTAGCAGGTCTTATCATGGTCTTCGCCAACTTCATTGTGTTCATGGGCATACGCTTCAACTTCCGCTCACTGCAGCGGGAAATCTATTCACGCGACATCAAAGAAGAACTTAAAACGTCACTAACTACATGGCAAAAAATCTCTTTATATCTGCTGTTGTACTTTGCTTATTTTGCTGCCTTCCTATTCATACTGCGCACGCTAATGACGGTTATTGTGTAAGGCTAGTAGCCTATGCGCACGTTGGTGTTCGCGAGAAAGGCGGTAACAACATGGGCTTTAACGACCGCTACTTTGAGCGGCTTATGCGCGAAGTAGGGTGGAAGCCTACCTACCAATGGTGCGCATTCTTTGTACGTGCCGTATTCCATGAGTGTAATGTCGATGCAAAATCTAAAGTGACAGGGTGGTCACCTACGTGCTACAACAAAAAGGATGTAATCTTTACAGATGGGAGGTTCTATCAATCCTATAAGCCGGGTGATGTGCTAGTAATGACACTATCATACAAGCATTGGCGCAATACAAATAGGTACAAGGCTATTGGTCACACAGGAATAGTAGATAAGGTTAGTGAATATTCAGTACGCACCATTGAAGGCAACACCAATGATCGTGGTGATAGAGATAGCCGCTTAGGTGATGGTGTGCTAGTTAAGATAAGACCATTGAATAAGTCAATACACATAACAAGATGGAACTGACAATAAGAAGCAAGCGCATATTGATAGCTAGTGCAGTTGTTGTAACTACATTAGTAGTGTTTGTAATGTTAAAAAGTTGCAATACTCCTGCACCATCACCTGCAGTTGACAGACTGGAGTCTATCAATGATTCACTATACCGTGCGATTGAAAAAAATAACGCAATAGCAAATAACTTGTATGCCAAAATAGATAGTTTAACTATGCGCGGCGATACGATTATTCAGTTGCAAGATGTAACAAATCAATACTACCGAAATGACGTATACCAAATTCTTAATTCTGATGATGCTACTGCCGATCGTCAGTTTCGCGCAACGCTCAAAAAATCAGACAGCCTCCTCAAGTCTGGATTTTACTCCAAAACTTACGACCTACGAGGTGCAACTGATGAATCTGAATTACACTAGCATGATGTACTGGTATCAAACATCCATGGAAATCGATTCATTGTATCAACTTGAGAAACTCAAGACGCATTACTATTCTAAAATCACAGGCATACAGGCCAACAGCTACGAAACACTAGCACAGATATACGACAACAAGCAAAGCATAGAGAAGGCAATAGCACAGGAGAAAGAACTACAGATAAAAGACTTAAAAAAGCGCAATCGTAGACTAGTAGCACACAACGTGGTATTGTCATTAGGTATTAGTGCGCTTGCAATTTCAACTTTATACTTTGTAATCTTATAGACATGGACTTTCAACCGAGAGATTTAGTAACGTTAGTAGGTGGTGCGATATCATTAACAGGATTGTACTACGCATTGAAGCGCGATGTGGTCAAAGTATCAAGCGCACTGGGTAAGGTCGAATCATATCACAAACGCGAAGTAACTATGCTAGCAGAATCACTTAAAGACACCAAAGATGAATTCAATTCTAAGTTGAATACCATGAAAGACGAACAGAACAAAGCCATTGATAAGCTCGAAAAGAAGATTGATGTGATTGCGTCACAGAACTTGACCATTAGCAACAATCTTGCAGAATTAGCCGGGTTTATTCGTGGCACTAAATAAGCCACTATGCAAGGTGAATACTTTGAGGTATACAAGGAAGTGCACGAAGGCGCAGGTACGATAGCTTCACGGCTACGTGCTGCCATGACTAAGCACAATATCAAAATGCAATACGGCTCATTTGAGCGATTGTATTTTAGTTGGCGCAAAAGACATAAGCTTTCAGCTGATTCACCTGTTAAAGCGCAGGCAAAAGGTAATTTGACCAAACTTGAAAACCATTTTACTGACTTCGGTAACATGGTCAATGAGTTAATGCCTGAACAAAGTAATCCGCTAGACCTGCCACCTTCGCAGGAAGCCAACTATAAACCGTTTAAGCTTCCGATTAATCACAATAACATACTTCTGCTTTCAGATATACACGTGCCGTATCACAACATACAGGCATTGACGTTAGCATTAAAGTATGGGCTAGAGAATGAAGTCAATACAATTCTTTTAAATGGTGACATCATAGACTTCTATGCCATCAGTCGCTTTGAAAAAGACCCGCGTAAAAGAAACTTCGGACATGAAGTGCTAATGACAAGGCAATTCTTAGCTACGCTGCGTAAGCTATTTCCGAACGCGGCTATCTATTACAAGTGCGGCAATCACGATGTGCGTTATGATCACTACATCATGCGCAATGCACCCGATTTGTTGGGCATGGATGAGTTCAATTTTGAATCACTCATGCACCTGGATAAGTACAATATCACATTCATACCGGATAAGCAGATAATTCATGCCGGGAAGCTAACCATTCTGCATGGTCATGAACTAGGAGCGTCCGTATTCAGTCCCGTAAACATCGCACGCGGTTTGTTCTTACGTGCTAAAGACAGCGCATTGTGTGGACACCACCACCAGGCAAGTGAACATACAGAACCTAACATCAATGGTAAGATTACAACGTGCTGGAGCGTGGCCTGTCTATGTGAGCTGCACCCTGATTATATGCCTATCAATAAACATCACCACGGATTTGCACACGTGCGCGTTATGGATACGGGAGATTTTGAAGTGAGTAATTACAGGATTGTGAACGGTAAGATTAGATAACAAAAAGCCTCCACGTTAGGAGGCTAGTTGTATCAATCTATAACAAAAACAATAATGCAATGAACCACTACACTATGTCGCAAAGATAATGAAACGCAAACCACATCCTAAAGTTATTCAGCGCAAACTTGGACGCGAAAAAGCGGATGGGTTGTATAGTGATAATGTGATAGAGATAGACCCAACACTACCACCGCTGCGCTATTTCATTGTCTTAATTCATGAATACCTTCATCACATTCAGCCTGAGTGGAGTGAGGAAAAGGTTGATGCGGAAGGTGAAGCACTGGGCCGCTTTCTTTGGAAGCATGGTTACCGCAAGGTGCAGCAATGATGCGCCCGCTGCTAAGTATTAGGAAGCGCATTAGTTTAGTTCTAATCCTTCCACGATTTCACACATCTCATCGTATAGCTGCGCGACTACTTCTGCTGTCATGCCGTCGTAATCATTCCACTTATCCTTCTTGCGCATCATGCTCATGATGTCGCTAAGTGCATCTTTATACCGCGCAGCATTCAAAGTGTATTCGTATTCTACTGCATCATCAGGCAGGTTAAATGTTAGTGTTGCTTTCATCTTGTGTTCTGTTTGGTGTTCCTGCTTTACCATCTGTATAGCCTTCATTGTACGCATTAACTATGTTTTCTAATTCGCGTGTTTGCGCTTTCATCATAAACGCATCCAGTTCAATCCAAGATATGTTAACCGTTTTGCCTTGGAATCTTTTACGTAGTGACTTGCTAAGTGTGCGCAGCGCGGTTTCTTTTTTAGTTTCACTCATGTATTAAAAATGTTTTTTGAAAATCTATTTCTTGATTGATTCGGTGAATGATGCGATTCACCCGGCTACATTCCGTGCTGCCTTTTGGCGTATCTGCTAGGTATCTATGCCGTAGCATTCGCAGTTCATCAACACTAAACTGTTGCAGTTGTTTTCTTGTCATGTGCTTTGAGTTTTAGTATTTCACTTTTTACGTGCTGGTAGTAGGCTTTCACAGAGTAGTATTCACCTGTGCCTTCAAAGTCATTGACTATGTCGGTAGGTGCATTTACTATGGCTTCATCTACGCAGTATAGCGCAGCGTTCAAAGCTTTGATGTGTATATCAACTAAGTTACCTTCTTGCTTTTCGCCTTCGACTATATCAAAATAGTTCGAGTACAGTTGCCATGCTTTGTCTTTTGCTTTCATTGATCACCTCCCTTGTATGCTTCGTTATCGAGAAAATGACACATGTGATTTGCTAATTCCATGACATCGTAATAATTCATGCTACCTGACGCACATTGTGCTTTGACTATTTCGGTTGCCATTTGTAACGCCAACTGTCTATTGTTTATGTTTTCGCTCATGGTTCTATATAGTTTGGAAGGTTATTGCCTGTGTAATAAAAATACAATTGATTCAGTTCATCCATATACTTGACATATTTATACATTGAAAACAATGTACCGTCTTCTTGTTTATGCCTAAGAACAGCTCTCGGAGTAAATCCGAAATCAAATCCAATTTTATCATACCAATATACTTGGTCGGTTTCTGATGCTCTAAATCCGTAATCAAGAAGTGTTGCTTTATTGATTGGTATACGCTCTTTTGCTTTCATTAGTAGTCGCCTTTAAAGTGATTGAAAAAGTATGCGGGTATTTCGCTATGTTTTAGATTCATGCTTACAGCCTTACCACCTGTTGCATTGATTTGGTTGGCTACATCGTCCATGCTCTTGTTAGTACCACCCCAGTTGGATTGATTGTAGAACATGTACGTGTTAGTGGTGTATGCAATCTTTGCATAATCCATGCGAGTTGATGGGTCAAGCAATACCACCATTGCGTAATCTTGCGAGTAGTTACGTAGCACATCCAAACCACCTGCACTAAATCCTATGAGTGCAGTTGTCTTCGGGTCTACGTTTGCGATACTGGATAGCTTAGTTCCGTATGGTGCTATGTGTATTTCATAGCGTGACCACATCCAAGCGGGAATCTGTTTTTCCATCCATGCCGGGGTAGCATAGTGCATGCCCCCCCAAATGATTAGTGTGCAAAGTGCGTTCATGGTTACTTGTATGTTTCGTTGTAGTATTGTTTATGTTCTCCATTAAAACAATCAGAATGACCTTCGTCATAGGCATCCTCAATCTGCTCCTTTTCCTTTACTTTGGCAAGCATCTTCAAATCACTTATTGCTATTGCATTCAATGTGCCTTCGGCTATTTGGTTGCGTAGTTCATCTATCAACCATTCTACTGCTGTTTCTTTTTTCATTTGTCACCTCCTTCAAATATATTCTCATAGTATCCTTTGCCACTATATCTAAATATGTTCTGCTTTGTTTCAGTTACTTCAATGTGCCAAAACACACCTAATTTAAAACCCATGTCGAAGGCTTGTATAATATCCTTGCGGCAATTAGTTTCGGCTACTTCCTTAAGTTCATCCATTGCAGCAACAAATTCTGCGGGACTCATGGTACGTTCTGAATAACGTTTGAATAAGGCCCGAAAGCCTTGGTCAAAATATGTTGCAGCTTGTATGCTGTGGTTTGTGTTTTTATTACTCATCACTACCTCCGTCATATTGAATCGCTAAATGAATGATTAATCCCACATTTAATATACCCCATATCATTAGCAAACTGAATCTACCCATTTTAGGCCATTTTGTAACATCGGTTTCTAACGTAATGAATAAAGCGCATAGATATGCAAGCACTGCTGATGCTACTAAGTAAATCAGTATTTTAATTTGCTTACTCATAGTGCTAAGGTATTAAGGTATTCACGCCACATCGGTACACGCTCCTGGAGCTTTGCAATTGCTGCTTCATCAAACTCCACAACCTTCTCGTGGATGCGTTCAGCAATGGGTATATCAAACGCCCATTCATCACGTGGTGTTTCTAGGTTTGCATCCGGGTATTCGCGAAGGAATCGTGGCATGTCGTATATCATGTTACGTTCAATGCTCTTTGCCTTCTTTAAAAATACAGGGTCACCTTGTGGATCAATAAGATTTAGTCTGCGCGATAGGCGGTACTTTTCATCATTAATCATTTCGATGGGTGCGCTTACTAGCACATAACAAAACGTAGCACGCGGTGCGCCCGTGAGCCAACAATATGCTTGCCCCTGCCAGTAGTAATCTTTGCTTATATCATTCTGCTTTGCATCCATGAAGGTGTGTATATCCCAACTGCTTTTGATATCAGGCACGTTTACAACCAGTCCTATTTCATCATCTTTGATAAGTAAATCGGGTGTGCCTTTGATGTACTCATTTACAAACATCTCTTCATTCTTAAATACGATTTCACCGCGTGACCTGCGCCACATATCAATGGCATCATTCTCTACGGCTAAACCTTTCTCAATGTACTTGTTGCTAATCTCTTTGTAGCGATTGTACTTCTGCTGGATGTAGACTTCAAGCAGTGCGCTCTTTGTGGTTTCGCTAAGTCCTGATTTAGTCCTAGCATCGGTCATCAACTTACCAAGTTGTGACGCTCTGAATAGTGTGTTGTTCATGTTATATTGATTGATGGTCAAATATACAACTATTCGGAAATTCCGAACTGTTGCTTTTTGTTATTGATTTCGTCAGCTACCTCAGCAAGTACCTCAGGGCTGCAGGCTTTGAAGATTTTGTGAAGCTGTGTGAGGTCGGTTGAAGCTGCGATAAGTTCACGCACATACGCTACGTCCTGCTCATGCCCCCTGCCTAACGCACCCTTCAACTTGAATGGCTTGTATGTATCCTTGTTCTTGCGGTTAAGGTCACGACCAAACACTTTTCCTAATGACAATGCAGCGTTTTTAAGGCATTCTGCTTTGAGTTTACCGAATGCTAAGTCCATTGCATTAGCTTTTTTATTATCGGGGTTTAATGCCCATCTATTGCGGTCGCTGCCTGTTACATTATCCGGTACTTTGTCCACCATAATGATGACAGATGCCGCCCCTGTACGCCTTAATTCATATCCACTGATGGGATGTATCACCACTAAATCCATTGATGCCTGCACTTCATTAGCTAATACCGCCCACTTGAAATTCTCAGTGCGCCAATGTCCAAAGAATAATTCATCAAGTGTAGTTTCTACGTGGCTAATGACTAGCGTGCGTGCTTTCTTATCGGGTGTTGATTCAATACCCAGTTCATCAGGTTCTGCATTGAGCATCTGCTGAAACTTCTGCAATGCTTCAAGATTGTCTTTGTGAAAGTTCATGTTATTATTGATTTGGATTTAAAGATACAAATTAATACTTCATTAGGCAATCATTTAACTCTTGACAATAGTTAAGAATTGCTAAAACAATTGCGGTGTACACGATGTACTTAATGATTTTGCTTGCTTTCATAGTTTTGATTTTTAGAAGTTAATGTGCGTTGATGAGCCGCACCCCTCGTTTGATTAAAGTGATTTGAAAAATTCTGCTACTTTACCAATAGTTGTATTGTTAATCAAATCCTGAATATTCTCATATGAATTCTTGCGAATAGTACCCAAATAATTCACGGTAGTAATTACGCAATCATTGTAAATGTTTACTGTTACTTCGAAACCTTTTGCTACTTCAATTGTGTGTGTCATTGTTTTGTGTTTTTGTTGTTGTTTGATGGGTCAAATGTACTGCAATTATTTGCAGTAGCAAGAACAAAATTGTTAAAGAATGTTAAAATGTAGTAATGACGCGGGTTACATGGAGACAATTTGTCCCTTATAGGGTACAAATATTCGAAGATTTGTAACTTTTATAACCCATCGGGTACACACGAGGGTATAAATGCAACACAATTACTCTTGTTCATACCTTCAAGGGTACACTACGCCCACGAATAGCTGCCGTAATTTGGGAATAGTTCAAAGTACATGCGCATCATTATGGCATCAGCGTAGTCAGGACTCTTGCCGTGCATGCGGGCTATCTCATCTTTGCTTATCACAGCAAGTTTGCCGTCTGCTTCGGGTTGCCTTCTGCGTATCATGTCCAGTTCTTGCACTATCACATCCCGGAACTGTGACACTTTAAAAATTATTTTATTCTGTTCGATTAATTCTGCAAGCTTGAAATAACATTCTGCCTTTTGGTTGGTGAACTTATCGGCTTGCTTAGCACGGCCACCATTAAGGAACCCCCTGCAACGGAGCGCATCAACCGCACCCCCTCCAACCCCATCTTCATCACAGATCACATTGCTAAGTTTGATGCTGTGCCTGTCGCATAGTTGACGAATGGTGGCAACTACGGTGGTGATAGGTTGTTTACGTAGCTCGTGTATTTCCATTAACTGCAATCCATGCCACACACATATGACGCTACGGTCTTTTCCTAGTCGTGCGATGTCTGCACTTATATATTTTTCTCCTTTGCTTTCTTCATCCCGGAAGCAGCGCACTAAATCATCGTACTGGTAAAGGTTGTCTACGCTTTCATCGTATTCCCAGTCACCGTGTAATAGCCTTCGTCTATCTATTTCGGGCAAACGTTCTAGCGTTTCAAGATAGCTTTCAGGTAGGTGTGGGTTGTCAGTAGGTAGTGAAGGGATAAACGCCAGGTGTTGTGGCAAACTATCCATCTTATGTGGTGCGTAGAACTCATTGTAAAGCCATCCTTTAGATGGATTGCAAGTGAGTAGCATCTTTGGTGGCAAATCATATTCGCGTAGCTTAAAACGAATGCGGGACTGGAGTATATCTATCGCTCGTTTGCTAACCTGTGCCGCCTCGTCTACGTAGGCATCTGTTAATTCCAACCCGCCTAGGCTATGGAACTCCGCATCTGAAGGGTATGCAAAAAGGTCTTTGAGTATTATCTCGCTGCCATTGCTGAATGTTATAACGTGCGTTTGATTGTTGATGGTGTAGTGTTCATTAGGTGCTAAGCCTAACATGTGCGCTACTTCAAAGAATGTCTTTAGCGTGGTCTTCTTTAACGTATCCAACTTGCTACGGCCTATCAAACCTCGCGTGCCTGGATACTTGAACCTGCGGCTTATTTGCCATGCACAACCTATGAACGACTTACTTCCACCTGCTGCACCTCCGAATAGCACCACACGTGCCGGGTGTGAATTACCCAGTACGCGTAGTGCTTCATTTTGTTTCGGTAGGTACTCAATCATTAGAAGGGTAAATCACCTGTGCCTTGTGAATCATCTACCTCTTCACGCTTCACCAATGGCTCACTCATCTTGCCACTAAAGAACTTACCGCTCTTGCCTTCCTTTACCCACGCAGCAAGGCGCATCTTCTTACCATTGACCATGATTTCACCTGTGTATTCAGGTGCATTGTTTGTTGTTTTGTTGTTTTTGAATAGGGTGAATTGACCCTCTTGCATTGTGTAGTTACTCATTGTGTTTAATTATTAATTACGTTTATGTCTTCGTACATTAGTGATATAGTAATCTTACCACCTAACTCTGTTGTTTCAACTATATTAAAATCTAATTGCTGGATGCTGTGGCCTTCGATGTAACCGATGTATACTTCTGTATCATCTGAATACTGTGCGAGCTTATCCCACAATTCACCTATTGTCATAACTTATAGTCGTCATTACCTGTCATCAAATGCAATTCGTTAAGCAGTAGCCACATCGCTTGATTGTCTTGCATTGATGGGCGCATACTTCTTCTGATTGCTAAGATAACAAGCTTTCTCAATAGTTCGTTTTCTTTGTTTACATCGTGCATACTAATACTCGTTTTGCTGTTCAATCAATTCGCGGTAACGTTCCTTCCTAAACTCTGTGAACTGGTACGGCTTGTTGTTATACACGCGGAAGCGCATATCATTGTCCCATGAAGGCAGTTCATCGTATTCATCCATCAGCATTTGTTCAAACCGTGACGGCTTGGAACGCTTTGCTTCTTGTGCCGGAGCTTCTTCTATCTTCAACTTATCCGCTGCCTTTTGGATAGCGTCCACCACCTGCGGATGTTGGAACATTTCGTAGATGTTGTTGTTGCTTTGTTGGTCTTTCACCATACGTGTAGTTACCGCATCACGCTTGCTAAAAAACTTGCGTATCCATTCAAAGAATACTTGCCCATCAATGCGATTGTATACCGGTCCATATTCACCTTTCATTGCCATTCGAAAACACATTTTAAATTCTTCAACACGCAAGTAGTAGTATTCTTCAATAATCAATTCAGCAGTTAGCATCAGTTGTTGTGGACTCATTGGTTGTTGCAAATTAAAGTACTGCTGACACTCATCCATAAGCGCAATTAAAACACTTAACGCAGCTTGTTCTCCTTTAGCTTTTCTAATCTCACTCAGTGCTGGTGATGTCTTGGTCGCTAAAACTTGTTGCAACGCTGTTTCGATATTGTTCACGGAACTTCTCAAGTTCGCTAGCTCGTTTTTCTCTTTCATTTTGAATTATGTTTTTTGGTTTTTGATTTTTGATTTTATCCCATTCCCGGCGCATCCAGTTCTTAACTGTGCTTTGCCAATCCTTCATTGATGTCTTGCCTACTATCCATCCATTGGCTTCATAGTGATCCATAAAGGTGCGGGCGAAATTAACTAACTGAACCTCGTTCATAAAATTCCTACCCGCTGCATTTAGTTCGCCCATCAGGTTGTAGACATCATTCTCATGAGGCTTCACAAACTTTTTGCGCGTAGTCTTTTTTTCATTTGCATCTTCAATTATAATTTCATTTTCATTTATATTTTCATTTTCATTTACTAAAGGCATTGCCGTGGCATATGCCGTAGTAGATGCCGTGGCATCTGTATCACAAGTTTGATTTTTTCTTTTTTTCCATCCATCAATAGCACGCACACGCTGCTTTTCAGCATGAGCCTTACGCTTATCTATTTCAATTTCAAGGCGTGCATTAAAAAAAAGTCCATCATCATCTTGCTGAAACTTTGCCAGCACATCTGCCGTGGCATTGCCGCAGCATAGCCGTATCATCTTTTCGGTTAAATGTCCTTTTTGATGTTGTAGGCAAAGCAAAGTGATGTATTGACCACGTTCTTCCATAGTCAAATCCTGCACACCCGAAATGAAATCGGATGAATAAAAAAGAAAAGCCGGGTCTTTCATAAACTAAATACCCACCACTACACACAAAGGCAACCCAGCGCACGGTTGTGCTTATGGCAATGCGGTAATGGTGGGATTTAAAATGTTTTTCATACTGAGTTGCAATGCAAATATAGTCAAACTATATCTACTTCCAAATAATTGTTGCGATTAAGAAACCTAGTATCACACCAACTGTAAGAATGATAATCATTTTACTATTGCTTCTATCGTAATTCAATAGATCAACATCAGGTTGCGGTGCTGGCTCTGTGCGCTCAACTCGTTTGATGGGTTTGATTGTGAGCTGTGCTATGCCTGCCTTTGATTGACTATTTGCAATACGTGACTGCTTGAAACATTCTTTCGCAAATGCATTAGCAATAGCGGTGGTTGGCATATCACCAGTCCAGTGAGTTACTTTGTTCTTGCGTTTAATCATGCCGCGTTCTTTCATCAATGTAATTAACCGATTACTCACGCGGTGTTCTTGACGCATAGCGTCCATGTCAAAAGATTGGGCATTGTAGAGCGCAATCATAAAATTGTAATACTTTGTTTTTGTGTCTGTTCTCATTGCTCTAAATACGTTTTAATTGTTATTGTAAATTCTTCAAATGACCTGCACACCTTAACTGCATATCCTGCATTGATAAGCTGCGCGTGAACGATTTTTTGTGTGTCCGATAGTTTGCCTTTCTCTGTTTTCATCTCGATAAACAAAGCGTGGTGTGGCCCGTTGCTCATGCATATCATTAAATCAGGCATACCGGGCATGGCTCCTTCTGCTTTCAATAGGTTCCATCTACGCGCTCTTTGTACAGGTGTACCACCTATGTACACACCATTAGGAAAGGAAGCGATTAAAACGCGCGGGAATGAGTATCTAAACCATTCAACACAGCGTTGCTGAATCTTGCTTTCTTCATGCTTCATGTAACATCATTTTAAAGGTGTACCAAAATAAGCCTACATAGTCGTATTGTGCATCAATACATACTGCAGGCAGCGTATCACGTAGTTCGCCATACTCCCAGTGTCCTAAAGGCTGCACTTCATAATCACATTGTGTAGATGTTTTGCTATACTGGATGCTGCTTAATGGCACAGGTTCGGTAAATTTCACAACATACGAGTAGTTGTGATTGATTGTGACTAGGTAAAACATCCGCGCGGGTGAATAGATGCGCTTTGGTTTTTCAGTTTGGCGAAAGTGACCACCTACATTGTATTCATTTGCGCTGTCAATCTCATCAGTATTCGAATCGTAGAAGTCAAGCTCCTGCTTTATATGCCGCCACTTAGTAGATGCTAACCGATTATTGTACACTACTAACATCCATTCGTGAACAGTCTTTTCAGGCACGCCTAAATCAACTTGAATCTGTTTGATTGAATGCTTATTCAATGCTTTGCGCAGGTAGTTGACTTGTTTTTGTGTGGGTAGCTTATTCATAGTTTTCCTGTTATATATAATTCAACTACTATCATTTCTTTAATGTCATCATCTGCCCATTCACACTCATAAACGATACTTTCAATTTTACCAACTATCCATTCATCTTCTTTCATAAATCCTACACGTTCTCCAATGCGTGGGATAGTAGGCATTTTAACATAAAATCTTTCATCTAAATCAGAATGACATATTGCAACAGTTATTAAATTATTCATCACCTTCATGTTTTATGTTTATAGAATTGATTAGCTCACACACCGGCACATCCATAGCCTTACTCATGTTGATCAGTTGTGATAGTTGTATCACTCGCACATCACGCATCCAGTTGTAAAAGGTTCTTTCATTTACGGGTGTGTTGTTACGTTGCATAGCACGCAGGAGGGCAGCCTTACTGCCCACCGTGCGTACAACGAGTTCATTGAATCTTTGCTGCTTCATGAAATCGGTTTAAGTTGTGGATTCGCCATGTAGAATATTTCGCGGTGTATCTCGCTGAACTTGTGTTGAAACACGGCCGCGTCAATAGGCTCATACAAACGCTCTCGCATATCCTTTTCTAAGCGTGCAGATACTTCTTCGGCATCTTCATACTTGCAGGTGTCTACATTAGCATAAACGCTATTCATGCGAATCTGAATAAGCACTAATTGCTCTGTAATGCAACAGTAGTTTTTTTGGTAAGTGCCACATATGTAGTAATGTGGTAGGGTTACATTAGTAGTCCCCACTACCGTAGGGGCTACTTGTTGTACTTCAATTGTGTGTGTCATTGTGTTTATTGGATTTTAAATTAATCTTCGTTATCATAGCAGCAATCGCAAGTGGTGCGAACGCTAGCGTATTGAGATACTACATATGATATAGCGTCTTCGATGAAACAGTCCCAGTGACAAGCCATGTCATCAGCGTCCAAACCTTCATTGTTTTTTTCAAGAAGTTTGGTAGCTTCTTCTTTCACTTCATCATAGTAGTTAACTGTGTAGTCGCAGTGGATGCAAGTGTCATCCTCGTAGTAAAAATCTGATTCGTTCATAGTGCTTATTGTTTTGTTGTTATCTTTGTTTGACCCTGCAAATATATACAGGATTACTTACACTGCAAATAATTTCAGAAATATTTTTGGATAATTGTGTAAATAGTGAAATATCAAGGCATTACGGTTCGTGGATAAACAAGGCAACGGGCCTAACACACGACAAAACACGGGCAAAAGACCTCGTGCATGAAGTCCTTACACGGTTACTGGATAGACCAGAACAGGATGTGGTGGATATTGTTTGCCGTGGTAAGGTAAGGCAGTATGTTGATCGTGCTTTGTGGCTATCATGGCATAGCAATAGAAGTGATTACGCTATGCGATACCGTAAATACTACGAGCTTATCACAGACAAAGGTGTAGATGATACTAAACAGGATGAAACGTGGCTAGGTTCCTTTGTAGACGGTGAATATTTATACAACGCAATTGATAGACTAAATGAACACGATGCCATCTTACTGCGTCTATACGCTAAACCCGATTTCAACTATCAAAAATTAAGCACGGAAACAGGCATACCATATGCCTACCTTCGTCTATCAATACACCGCGCATTAAAACGAATACGCACATATGTTCAACTTCAACGTACCACCAGCAATCCAACGCGAGAGGCTTGAGATCTGCAAGAAATGTAAATGGTTTAATACTCAATGGTCAACCTGTGGCACACCTTTGATAGGTGGCACGGTTATGCCTGAAGAAAACGAAGTAACCTACTACAAAGAAAAGATAAAGCTTTGCGGTTGCTTCATGCATCACAAGGTAAAGTACCGCTTTACTTCATGCCCGGCTAGAAAGTGGAATGCATTAGACTGGAGTGAAACCGAAATACAAAAACTCGATGAGTTTATTCAGCGCATAGACGGTGCGCATAAGATAACGCAAGAAGATACCGCCCTTCTTTACTACTGGCTAGGTAAGGTAACTAAGAAGCATGAGAAACCAAGTCAATGCGCATCGTGCATACGTGACCTGATTAGTGAATTCAGAAGGCAGCTAGGTAAGTTGAATGAACATAAGCAAGCAAAACAATAATAAATTACACAAATGACAGAAGACATTCAAAACAAGTATCCTGAAATTCACAACTGGGAATTTTGGAAAGTAAGCGAAGCAGGTTATGAAAAATATGATAACATGGTTGCTTTACGAATAACGCCATCGAACAAGTTAGCCGTGCGCTTTGTACAGGCATTTGGATATCCAAAGATATTTTATGTTCCTTTTGAGTATTGGTGTGATAGTGAAGCACCATTATGGAAGATTACACCAAATAAAAACTACGGTTTTTATATCAGACCAAAATTGATTCCATTGAGTGAGCGCGAACAACTTGCACTTATTCAATACGTCAGTAATTGTAATTAACAAATCTATACAATATGCCATTTCCAAAAGGAGTATCAGGCAACCCTAGTGGTAGACCACAGGGTGCAGTAAGTGACAAGGTAAGAATGTGGAATGAGTTAGGCGAATGGTTTGTGCAAGAAGGCGCAGCCAAATGTATGCGCATCATGAATGATATGGAAGATGAAGAATACATCAAACACTACACAGCCTTACTGGAATACTTCAAACCAAAACAGGCACGCATTACACATAGCGGTGATGAGAAAGCACCCGTAATCATTCAGGTGCATTCCGATCTGTAACAAAAACACAATAAAAACTACAATACAAAGAGCATGAAACTTAAGTTCAGCATAGCGGCGAACGCAAAGGGTGTGACCTTAGCCAAGTACATCGACTACCAAAACGCGGTCGATAAGCTGGAGCAGGTGCGCATCATAACCGGTAAGAGTACCGATAGCATAAGGATGCTACAATCAAATGTGATAGATGATATCATAATGCGATTTGAAGCAGCGATAAAGCTAGGTAGTAATGACTTTGAACGCAAGGTGCGAA